TCTATGACGGGTTTCAATATAGAGCCCGTTTTTTACGCGAAAAAAAAAAAGATAAGCCCAGCCCCCCATGCGTATAGCACAGGGGGCCAGGCGAATCTCAGAAGGGTTTAACCTTCATGATCAAACCAAACGCCTTCGAGCTGACGACTGCAAGTCGCTCGTACTGGAGGACGGCTATGATACCTGCCAGAGAGGTGGCCGCACCGAGAATCGCGTCTTTGCTGAGCTTCTTGCTCTCGCCAAGGGCTTTGGCTTTTGCAAGAGTCTCGACATTTCGAGCAATTGTGGTGTAGTCCTCACTAGACGGATCGTGAAGCTCGGCCTCCTTCAGAGCAGCTTCAATTGTCTGCTGAATGGGGTCAGGGTTCTTCATGGATGGGCTCCTTTCTAGGGGTTCATTATACCGCAGGTTTTTCTCGCTTAGACCTGCTTGACGTCCAGCGTCACCTTCCCATTCCGGAGCATCTCGGCGACGCCCTGGTCGAAGGTGGCGTGGATACCCTGATCCTCGGACACGTGAAGGGCTCCGGAGGGCTGGGTACCCTGGTACTTGTTGGAGCTCACGCCGAGGAGAACACCAAGGAAGGTGTCGACAGCCGCAATAGTACCAGCAACCTCGGTCGGAGCCGGGAGATGCCAGAGCGCAGCGAGGGTGACGTAGAGAGCACTGGTAGCGGGAAGGCAGACCAGCGCAACCCACTTCAGGATGTCATACGTCTTGTTGTGCATCGATTCTCCTTGCTTGAGATGCTTAGCCATTTTCTTTCTTCCTCCTAGCGGGAGGTCTTGGGGTAGGGACCACGGGGAGCCGTTTAACTTCGTCGACGATTCTCTCGGCAAGACCATTACCACCGAATTCCAAGTAGGGATCAACGAGATACTTCATGAAGTCCTCGTACTCGTCAAGGGTCAGGAACCCTCGGTGGATATAGGTCTTTCCAACATAGACGATACGGTCGTGTGCCATCCCCAGGAGCAGACGAGTGTTTGCTGAACTCTTCTCTCGCCGCTTCTGAAGGTATGCCCAGAACCCAGTGGAGCTGAATATGCCTAGGAATACGGCGACAGTGAGGTCCAAGAATGGACTGAAACCGAAGTGCGTCATTTCAACCGATCAAGAAATATGGACGAATACCGAATCCGTATTGAATGGGAGCAGTAGATACCTCACCATTGCTCTTCAGGTAGACAGCAGTACTCTGGTGCGACCTGTCACGAAGCCAGTACTCATACCCTGGGAAGATCATAGTGTGGTTCCGCTCGAATGCGGGCAGCTGACCAAGATTGAGAGCATTACCCTCAGGGCCAGCGCCCATCAGTCGACGACCGAACACCATAGTCTCATCGAGGAGCATGGCGTACGAGCTGTACCAGGTGTACGAGATAACTGTTCCATCGGTACGGATACCCTGAGAGACTCGAGTCCAGCCCTTCATGAGGTTATCGCCGAATACAGACCTGGCCATTCGCTCAGCCTGAGCAAGACCAGACTTATTAATAGTATGGTCCAGGTATGAGCCCGTGAACGGGCTGGTCTCGTGAAGTGGGGCACTATAGAGAGCCTTGTCGGGGACAACCACCACGTGGTGCTGCTGGATAGGAGTACCACCAACACCGTAGAAGTAGTTGAACGCGACAATACGCCAGTTAACACCAGCGTAGGTCCAGTAGTCACCAAGGTACATACCGCTGAACGTACCATTACGAATGCTCGCCATGTACGGCGAGACACTCGTCCCGAGAGATGCCCCTCGGTATACAGAGTTGTGCATACCGAAGTGACTGATGTTGACCATGTTGTAGAACGTCGATGACGTCTCCAACTTAGATGATACATTAGTAACGCTAGACTCGATCTGCCCGGCACGGTTCTCTAGCTGAGAGATCTTGGTATTCTGCGAGTTATCGCTGGCCTTGAGGTTAGCTACGTCCGTCGAGGTGTTCCCACCAGCGTTTTGCAGTGCGTCTCGAACTGTCTGGAACCAGTTGTCGAACTCACCCTGTAACTTAGACTTGAGGGAATCTAGGTTAATCGTGTGAGCTGGTCCACCAACGTAAGGCGTAAGACTAGATCCCACAAAGTTCGTGATAGACTCAGCACCGATAGCGCGAGCGTTCTTCACGACTCGAATGTTCGCAAGGATCATGTACTTCTTCTCCCCATCGCTAGGAATGAGCGGGGGGTTCGGAGTAGCTGAGGCGGTACCCTTGATGATCTCAAGCTTGGCGCCTCGAACTGCCTTGGAAATATCGACTGACAGAACAACCGAGTCGATACGGTCCAGAGTGGCGTTGGCCGCCTGTACGGCGAGCGTCTCATCACCGGTATTCTCGACCCAGCGACGGTTCAACCAAGCCTTTCCTGAACCGACGAAGATGTTCATGGTGTTCGCAACGGGGCGAACAAAGAACTTGTCTCCCACGTTCGGGAACACTCCGTCGGAAATGATACCGTCAAACAGGGACCCGAACTGATCCGCGTCGTATACCCTGTCGCCATTCACCGAGTTGTAGAAGCCACTATTAATGGGCATAGGTTAACCCCTTTCTCGAGGCTCGATAATCTCGCCCGGACCCTTACGAGCGAAGTCAATACGGAAGCTGTCACCATTCCACTTACCTCGAGAGGTCATGGAGATGGTGGGGACCTGAGAGAAGCCGTCGGCAGACCAAGACTCTGTCATCTCAGTAAGCTGGGCCTCAATAGGTCTTGAGTTACGCCCGGTTGGAACATAGTAGAAAATATCCCCGACATCGAACCCGGTTCGGAACTGGACGTTCGAGAAGCTGTCGATCTTGCCCGAGACCATCTCCACCGGTGAGTACTTGGGGAACATAGCATCCAGAACCCAGAAAGGATACCAGATCTCACTCAGAGATCGAATATGCTGCTTCTGAAGTTCAGTAAGTTTGTTCCAGTCCTCAACCTTGTAGGGCTTGTGGACCTGGGTGTTATCCCACAAGACCTCACGTCGGTCGACTGGGTTCTCGGATCGAATGGTGTGCTCTCGAGTGTGGGTCGAGCCATCTGCAACCCACTGGAGATCTACGTCTCCACTGTCCCAGATCTCGTAGATAGTGCTCTTGACATCGACGATACTCTGAACTGACTCGAAGTCGCTGAAGTTGTCGTTCGCCTCAGATAGGGTGATAGTCTCGATTAGGTGCGGGGCCTTGAGGTAGGTATGATACCCACCCTTCTCGAGCTTAACTCGATAGAACATCGAGTAGCCGTTCGGCTTACATGCCGAGATCACATTCCGGAACATATCTACCGCAGGGTTGCGATCATAGATGATCCACTTACCATCCTGGAGCTTGTTACCTGTGTCGTTGACATACGCCAACTGAGTGACCTGGTCATTCCGGTGGAAGTGGAAGTTCGGAAGCTTACGATTAGGCTCAGCGTTGTCGCCGAAATGCCGGTGGGCAATTCTCTCGGCAAAACCCTGGGCGTCGAATCGACCCTGAGCATCAGGAATGACCCAGCTACGGTGAAGCTGAACTCGCCACTCATACAAGCTCTCAAGAGATCGACCGGTATACTTGTGAAGGTATACTCGGTTATCGATCTGTTTGATATCTACAGTCTCGATGACCATGACGTACTCAGTATCATCCCTCGTGAGGAAGTTACCAAGTCCGTACTCAGGGTATGAGGATGTAGAATATACCTGAAGCTCGAACTGCCCGTACTCATAAGCGCGCTCAGTCCAGTTCAGTGAGATGAACGTGCTGGGAATCTCGCGCTTATCGTCGAAGTTATCTTTTTTCGTGTAGAATAAGTGCATCAGATTCCTCGATAAAGGATTTCGTACTCGATGGACACGCCGAGGTCCTCACTGCCGCCAGAATACTGCAATGACAAAGTATTGATACCAGGGTGCATCTTAATCCATTCGCTCCCCGGAGCAAGAACACCAGTGATGAACGAAGACCTGCCACCAGCGTGGTGGACGATAGACTTCTTCCCTGGGCGAGTGTCCACAACAAGTTTCTCGCCAGCGTAGAACTGACCGGCCCTCGAGATAGACATAGTCTCGTCGAAGGTGGTATTCGAGATGATGAGGTTACCTACGGTCCCGTAGAAAGTGAATGTGATGGTAACACCAGCGGGGGCATCTCCGTGGTATCGGATATCCTTACCCGTGGAGTTAGTCATGTCGCCGAAGATAAGCTTGTGGTTTCCTTCGGAGAAGAATGGGAACTCGAATTGTGGAACGGTGTCGTTGAATCCGACGACCTTCTGGATCTGAGCGGAAGAGGCCTTCCAATACGGGTCAAGCCCGATCAAGGATACCTGGACTTCCTCTCGCTCTGCGAAGATGTTTGGCTCGACAGATTCCACGATGAAGTCAGACTTAGCGCTGACCCAGTCGGTGATCACCTCGAGGGAGATGGTCTCTGATACTCCGAAGTACTTGTATAGCTTCCTCCGGAGCTGCTGGATGTCTTCCCCCCAGGGGATCAGAGTCAGCACAACATTGCGTGTACCAACCCTGACCCCCTTGAGGAAAGCACCATCAATCAAGGCATATCGATCCATACTGAGATCGGCCTTGACGGGTCCCAGACCAGTAATCTCCTTGATCGCGATCCCCGACGAGTAGGGGTCACGGATGTCAATAGTAAGTCGTTCCCCCGACTTAGTCGTGGACGAGATCTCTGAGATCATAGTGTCAACTTGTCCTTTGCCATAGCCAGCTGCGTGTTAGTGTTGCGGTAGATAGTAGCCGCATCCAGCGCCTCTGGCGAGTTGTTGGTCTGGTTGAACGTGATGTTTGTAACACCATTTTGACTCTTCGTGTCAGAAGTGTCAACTGCGATCGGAGCGGGAGGACGAGCGCTATTAGCGATGCTCGCGGTGACTCCGACGGCGGGAATAAGTCCTCCGATACCTCCAGCCTGCTTCTTAAGCTCCTCAAGATCGAGGATAGGCTTGATCTCGGGCTGGAAGGACGGGTCTTCCTCGATGAGGTCGTTGACTCCATCTAGGGCCTTATCCAAGGCATTGTACGCAGCCTTGCCGAGACCGGTGCTGGCCTCAGCAATGTTCGTGTGCTCATCACGTATACCAATAGCAAGACCCTCACCCATGTATCCACCAATCTCCTTCATAACTCGAGAAGGCGAGTGAATACCAAGTGCGTTCTTCAGCTTATTGATACCATTCTTAGCACCCTGAACAAGCTGCGAACCGATCTTCCAAGCCTTACCGGCAAGACCACCAGTCACACCATCGATGATGGCCCAACCGATCTCGAGACCGACCTGACGGAACTGAGCTGAGTACTTAGTGATTGCATCTCGGACACCTCGCAGGAGCTGGAGGACAGTCCAGAGACCCTTATCAATAATCTTCGGACCATTCCTAGCAATCCCGTCAAGGAAGTTGATGATGACGTTCGTAGCTGCGTCAATCACCTTACCGATGTTATCGGCAATACCGTTCAGGAAGTTCGCCAGGATCTCAGCGCCCTTAGCTCCGAACTCGTAGGCGTGGTTCGAAAGCTCAGTGAGTAGTGCCTGGATCAGGATGAACAATGCTGCCACAACACCAGGAATATTCACATTGATGGCGTAGATAAGTGCCCCAATGAGCTGACCCATAGCTACAGCCAGCTCCGGAGCCTTGGCTCCGAGGGTGATGATGAAGTTGGCAATGGCGTTAGCTAGGTCAATCGCCAGCTGGGGTAGAATGGCGCCGAGCTGCTTGAGCCCCTCGGTCAGTACCAGGAATGCTGCGGCACCGGTAGTGGCACAGATACCCAGAACAGCAGCAAAGGCCGCCATACCAATCGAGATCGGTAGAAGCGCCAGACCAATAGCCAGTAGTGCAGCGGTCAATAGCACCAGTCCAACGGCAACCGTCTGAGCAACTGCCGAGGCAATAAGCAGGATTGCGAATCCGCCAGCCAGAGCCACAAGACCAATAGCCAGCTCTCCCCAGCTAATGGTCGACAGCTGCTTGAGAGCACCCGCTAGTGCAACAAATGTCACGGAAGCGATGCCAAGAGCAACCGCCCCATTCCTGAATGCGCTGGCAGCAGCCATACCCGCAGCAAGAATGCCTAGACCAATTGCCAGGCTGATTAGTCCCTTGGCTAGCGTGGCTACATCCATACTACCGAGCACATATACCGCGCCTACTAGTGTGGTAACGGCAACGGCCATGGCCAGCATTGCGGCAGCGCCTCGAGCATTTGACCTACCGGCAATTACTAGGGCAGCAGATAGTGCTGCAATCATCACACCTAGAGCAAGTACGCCTTGAATGAGTTTGCCTGTATCCATAGTTCCAAGCATCCAGATAGCAGATACTAGGATGTTACAAGATACGGCTAGAGACAGGAGTACCAGAGCACCCTTACCCATGTACGGGTTCTTACTAACTGTGGTCATAAACCCAGCAAGTGTCGCGACCAAGAAGTCCAGAGCAATTACACCCTGAATAGCCTTCCCAGTATCCATGGACCCAAGCATATAGATTGCTCCGGCTAGGATGACGCAAGCTACAGAAAGGGCCAGAAGGATACTAGCGCCTCGCTCCACGCCCTTGAGGTGGGTGGTCTTGATGAGGAACTGGCTTAATAGCTCAAGCAAGAACTTCATAGCAACCATGCCCACTACCGCGCCCTTTACGTCCATCCCCGATAGGATTCGAACGGCGGTGGCCATGAGAATCATAGCGGCACCAAGAGCAATAAGCATTGTCACAATCAGAAGGGTGCTCTTCTTGAAGGCGATCAGCTTGGTCAGCGTCTGCATCATATCTTCAATCAGGCTGAACAAGTATTTCATTGCTGCAAGAGTGATGAAAAGTTTCGGCGCCGGAACCAGTGACATCAGGATCAGCGCACCGGCAAGAACACCAAGAGCAATAGCAATCGTCAGAAGAGCCTTAGCTTTAACCTTCTGCTCGAATGCCTCGAGTACTCCACCAAGCTTATCGAAGACATTACCTAGCTTGTCAGCAACGTTCCCGATCTTGTCGAAGTTCTTCTTGAAGGAGTTGATCCATCGAGTGAAAGCAATAAGCACTCCACCACCGATGGCCCCAACAAGAATCTTCCCCATGTCGTAAGACTTGAGGTTGTCGTTCGCATTACCGAGTGCCTCACCGACGGCACCGAACGCATTCTTGACTGCATCCTTGACCTTAGGAGCGAACGTCTCTGTGACGAAATCCTTGAACTCCTGGAACTTCTGCTTGATGGTGTCGAACAGCTCAGGAAGGTGAACCGCTCTAGCGACCTGCTTGATGTCCTCGAACCACTTCTTGAGGAAGTTCTCCTTGGCGGCCTGGCCGGTTTCCTTAGCCGCCTGAGCAGCCGCAGACCCTACGCCAGATACAGCGCTAGCAGCCTCTTTAGCCTTCTCCTTTACCGCGGAGTGACCGTTAACCCACTCCTGGAAAGCGAGCGCGACCTCCTTGATCTTTCCGCCAATATCGGAGAAAGACTTACCGAGATGGTCCCAAATGCTGCTATTTTGAACGGCATTCCACGCTTCAACGATCGCGTCCTTGAGTTCAATGAGCTTTTCCTTCAGCCACTGAACTTTCTCAGAGATCTTGAGCTTCTGTCCGAGCTCATCGAACTTCTGCCCGAGAGAAGCAATGATCGCCTCTGACGAGGTCATCCCGTTGAAGTCGAAGCCCTTGAAGTAGTCAGAGAGGGCTGACTTTCCCGAGAGAAGCTTAGCCTTGAGCTTATCACCAACACTCTGACCAAACTCATGGAGCTTAGTCTTGGCAGTATCGATTCCGCTCTTGATTGAGTCTATGGCGGCTGTGAATTCTCGACCAACTAACGAGTTCTTAAGGGCGTCTTTGACGAGACCAAACTTAGACGCGAGACCCTTAAGACTATTCCCAAGGTTAGTAACCTTAGATCCGAAGTCCAACCAGATGATGAAGTTGTGAATTCCGTCAACAACCCACTTGATAGCCTTGCCGACCAGATCAATCGGGGGTAGAAGTAGCTTTAGTAACTTTCCACCAATATCCAGCTTAGTGAACCACTGGTCAAACCAGTAGATCGCCTTACCAAGTACCTTAGTGATTTGGAAGACACCAGAGTTAACACCAGTGAATGCCGGAAACAGTGCGCTAATGATGTGTGAGGCAACCGTGAAGATTACCTGGGCAACCTCACCAATGATGGTGGCGAAGATATGGAATACCGAGAACAGACCTGTAAAGGTCCACTCCAACTTATCTGCAAAGTTGTTTGTGATTATCAGCTTCTCTGTGAAATCAGCGAACGCTTTGACAATCTTGTATAGCCCCTCTGGAGAAGCATTCAGGAACACTCTTCGGAATGCCGTACCGATCTGACCCAAGACCTTAATCATGGCCTGGAAGATGTTGAGCATGGATCGAAGGATCTCATCTCGGCCGCCGAGATCGACAAATCCCTTGAGGAAGTCGTTCCTGGCTCGAGACATATCGCCGATCGCGCCACTGACCCAGTTACCAACTGAGGTGAACAGAGTCTGGGCCTGGTTAAAGTCGCCGATCAGGATTCGCCAAGTCTCAGCCCATCCCGAACCAAGAGCTTCGCCCCAGGTACCAATCATCTGAGAGAAGGTTCGAATCTGAGTGGCCGAATCGCCAGCCGCCTGGGCCAGCTGCTTCATCTTATGGGCCTGTTCCTCCGAGTAGCCCATCTCCATGATCTGAGCCTCAGAGAGGTCGTTGGTCATGACCTTCAGGGTCTGCATCATGACCTCTGAAGTGAGCCATCCCTCTTGAAGAGAGAGTCGGAAGTTCCCCTGCTTCTCGATGGCGGCGTCTACGCCCGTATTCATGATTCGAGAGGTCTCGATCAGGGCGTCTTGGAACTGCTTACCGGCGATACCAGCGTGCTCCAGAGACATCCAGTCCTGTAGCTTCACTACACCAGAGCTCATAGCCTGAGCGAGCTGGTATGTAGCCTGTGCCGCCTGAGTGGCATTCGCTCCGGAGAGGGCAGCCATGTTTGAGAAGCCCTTCACTGAAGCGGTGGCGTCTTCGAGTCCGACACCAGCAACCGTGAAAGTACCGATGGCCGAGGTCATCTCAGTGAAGTTGTAGATGGTCTTGTCAGCGTAGCTGTTAAGCTCGTCAAGTGCCGCGTTGACCTGGTCCAAAGTGGTGCCATTTTGACTGGTGTTGGCCAGAATAGTCTGGACGGCATTGATCTGAGTCTCGTACTCGTGGAATCCATCGATCGCAGGCTGAATGAAGCTCTGGAGCATCGACTTTCCGGCAGAGATGGCTGCTGCGCCGATTCCACCAAGGGCGGTGATACCAATTCCCTGCATGACGGACATATTAGAGGCGGCATCAACCGCAGATCGGGCTAAGTCACCCAGCGTAGTATTCTTGGCAATCTCGCCAATTCGCTTAAGACCACTAGCCGCATTGTCCATCTTCAAGGATTCCTTGAGCTTGTCCATACTGGACGAGGATTCCCTGATTGCGGACAGGAACTGCTTGTTATTCATCTTGAGCGAGACTACCCGCTCGTCAATAGTTGCCACTACTTAGTGACCTCCTTCCAGGCCTTCTTCGTAATCTTGTCGAACACCGGCCTGATAGCGGGGTTGATGTAGTCTCGACCAACGACGTACCCGCCATTTCGGGTTCCGTGGCCATATTGCAAGATGACGGCTATATTCACGCCATTATTAACATGTGAGTTTGTCCAGGTGATCTTCCAGCTGTTACCGGTTCTCGTGACTTCGTAGTTCCAGCTGGCTGCCGTCTCGCCCGACCTGGAGGGGGTCGCTGACTTTAATGCAGAAACCCCCTCCTTGCCGAACTGATTCATGATCAGAGCCAGGTCTAACTTCGTCATTCTGTCAAACCAATTCCGGGTGAGTTTCCAGTCTCCCTGGCTCTCGATCGTAATCATGATTCTCCTAGACTAGAGATTCGGAGTAAATGTTGGCCACTCCGGAGACCATGCATCCGATAGCGCCTTTAGCTAGACCCTGGTCGTATGCGTCTCGAGTAGGACAGATGTGGGCCCATACGGGTTTGCCGAGTGCGAGGGTCCTTCGCCAGACTTCGTCACTAGCCTCCCAAGACATACCCACATAGTCCCAAGGCTTGTGCCACTCATTGATGCGGCCGTCAGTAACCTGATCGGGATATGAGTAACCCCAGCATTTCCATCCGTCAGCCTTCCACTGTCCAGCGAGCCAGCCCGCGTCAATGGAGAACTTCCAGATGATTCTACCGTGGGCATCAGAAGGGAAGAACTTCTTTAGTTCTTGCCACTCAGCAGCAGAATACTTGGGGTCGAGCACCGTGATGTGACTAGACCCGTAGGCTGCGAAGTACTCCTCGACAGTCACGAATGGCTCGCCGATGGTGGTGTACTTCTGGATCTCCGCCCATGTCATCTCGGTGACTGGGGTATTCGGGGCCGTCTTGTCAACTCGCTGAAGGGTTCGGTCGTGGTTCAGGAACCACACACCGTCCTTCGTCTTCTGGCATGAGACCTCCAGAGCCCCTGCTCCGAACATAACCGCGTTGGTGTATGCTCGTATAGAGGCCTCGGGCCAGCTGACGGATCCTCCTCGGTGAGCGATGAGGAAGCCCCGAGTATCCATCATTGTATGTATATCACTATAACCACGAGGAACGGCTCGCATAGTGGCGGGGGCCAACTCGTTGTTTCGGTATACAAATACTAAATTAGATGATCCAGAGTCGACAATCTCAACGCCTGGCGTTTTAATCTCTGGTGGAGCCGGGTTTGACTCTTCGAGCTCAACCCATGCGTAAGCCCTTGCTCCGAAAGTCTCATTGACCGAATTGGATATGGCGCCAATGGTCATTGACCATGAACCACTGGTTAATCGCTTACCTCCAGTGGTGACATTTTGTGCATCAGGTGAGTACCATACTGGTTCTTTTAGAGACGAGTATACGTGATACTGAACCGCTACCAGATTCTTCTTAGTGGTATCTAGGATCGGGATATTCGGCTGCCATTGATGTATCGTGTATTTAGATACACCCCCAATAGAGTAGAGAATAAAATTTTCTCTAGCCTGGGTTGGGGAGTCACTGTTGAATTTAATATTCTTATCCAGGTCCTCCGCGGTGCATCGTTTTACAGCGATATATCCAGATCTACCACCTGCATCCTTAGTGTATCTGAAATCCCAACCAGCAGGCGGTCTAGCTTTGGTATCCCCATACTGCGAAGCATAGAATACAACCAGTAGGTCCCCGACTTTGGCCTTATCTCCTAACAGATAATAAGTACCAAACCCGTCACCTTCTGATCCACGTCCGCCAGAAAGATTAACTTTCAATCCCGGTTCGGGTGTCTCGTACAGATCGAGCTTAGCTATGCTGATATCGTGTCCGGTATTCGGAACCGCTACCGAGGGAGTCCACATCGGGTAGTTCCCAGGAAGCTCGAACTCGAACTTCATGGCTCGGCTTACACCAGCGGGAAGATTCCACGTTACGATGAAGTCCTGCTTGTTCGTCTTACCCTTATCAGCAGTAAACCAGTTAGCTCGCATGGCTAGCTGGTTGTCATCTCCTGAGGTGTAGATGATTTCGGCAGTCCACTTACGTTTCCCGACCGAAGAGGCCGAGGTCTCAAACGGAGTAGAGCTAGAGCCGAGTTCGATGTATTTACCGTCACCGACTCGGTAACCTTTCCCAACCCACCAAGAACCAATGACAGGAAATACGCTAGCCATTACTTAGCTCTCCGAACAATCACGGTACCCGACTGAGTTCCAGCCGGAACCGGATCATCAGGTCCGAGGACAATCATCTTCGGAATCTCGGGAATCTTGAGGTTGTCGACCTTCAGCTTGAGCTTCAGGTATCCCTTGATCCACGGAATGATCAGCTCTCGGATCTCAGCGCCCGGCGGATTCTCGTACGGGTTACCAACGGGGTGCCACTGACCACCATTTTGAGGATCCTCCACCAGGAAGCCATCAGTGATATATAGGTGACTAATGGCGAGATTGTCAGCCTTGTCAAAGACCTTCTGGTAGTTATCAGAGGTGACCGAGTGAACCACAGCCCACCACCGAGTGGACGGATATACCTTCATATGATCCGGAAGGATCGGGGAAGTCGGGTTCTCCTCGAGGAACTTGGCGGCGGTACCCTCGAACATCATGCAGACGTCGAAGTCCAGGTCGCACATCTCTTGTGAGATGTTAGATCCGGTGTTGATGGCGATCACGAAGTCCAGTCCGTTCTCGCGGCGGATGGTATCGATCAGATCCTTATACCACGGGATCCGATCCTTACGGGCATCCCATCCGTTGATGACTTCGTCCAGGAATACACCCTGAACTAGGTCACCGTACCACTGCTTCGCTCGCTTAAGCTGCTCAAGGATGTACTCCTTGGTGAACTTAGCAGCGTTAGGAATGCCTCGGTTCGCCTCCGCATCGGGATTGATCGCTGCTCCGTACTGGGTCTTGATGTAGAACAGGACCTTCTTAGCTCCAGCACCGAGAGCGAGCTCACCCTGCTTCTGGAAGTCTACCTCCTGGGCCTCCCAGTCGCCGCTATTTCGGTTAAGGATGACGTATCCGAGGTTATCCCGGAACTTCAGTGTCTGAGCCCACTTGGAGAACTGCCCTGGCTTTCCGTCCTGGTAGTAATCCGGCCAGTAGTAGGTTACGGGAGAGTAGTACCGAGCACCGTTCTTGAAAGGATTTGTCTGTCGGAGAGCGTCTTCGACATCAGCCTTCTCACCATAGGTCTTGGCTGCCTCGTCCTTGGTGAGATACTTGTCGAGCTGAGGGGTAACCGCATCCTGACCGGCGGGACCACGCTCTCCAGCAGGTCCGGGAGGGCCCTGTGGCCCAGGAGGTCCAGCGGGACCAGCTGCTCCATTCTCACCCTTGGGTCCTGGTTGCCCATTTGCTCCGGCAGGACCAGCGGGTCCAGGAGGACCTTGGATGCCTTGATCGCCCTTGGGTCCGGGAGGACCAGCGGGACCCCTAGGGCCTTCTGGTCCAGGAACCGGGGTTCCTCCAGCTCCACCACCAGCGGGTCCGGGTGGACCCTGAAGCCCCCGAGGCCCTTCTGGTCCGGCAGGGCCACGTTCTCCAGCATCTCCCTTGGGTCCTGGAGGGCCCTGAGGGCCAGTAGGACCGGCGGGTCCTCGAAGACCCTGATCACCCTTTTGGCCAGGATTACCAGCATCACCCTTAGGTCCAGGGGGACCAACCGGCCCTCGAGGTCCTACCGGGCCAGGAGAACCAGCCCCTCCGCCACCTCCACCGCCGAACGGAAGCGGGGAGATCTCAGGTGTGGGGTCAGCGGACATGATGTCGACAGTTCCACCCTGAGTCAGAGCAACGTGCTTGACGATATCGAACTTTGGGGAATCGATGTAAATGGTGTGGGTCCAGGCGCCAGAGGGAGTTACTCCAGCGCCCGGAGCCAGCACCTCAATGTTGACAGCGCCAGCCTGGTCTGTCCGAACCATGTGCTCGCGCATAGATACTGAGGCACCGTCAACGGTAGCCGTAGCCCCCTTCACGTCAGGAATGATTCGGACAGTAGCCCGACCATTCTCTCCTCCGGGAATTGTTCCCGTTAAAGTACAGTATGGCGCTGCCATTTTGAGCCTCCTACGGCTGTTCGGCCCTGTCGAGCAGGGCGTTCACTCGAGTATTCGTATCGGGACCGTAGATCCCGTCGACCTCAGATCCGACTGCAGACTGAACTGCCTCGACGGTGTCGTCGTGAGCCTCCTCAGATGCGGGACCCCAGATTCCGTCCTGCTCCGTACCGACCACAGACTGTGTAAAGGCCACCCCGAATGGGAAGGTGTTCCCGCCCCAGTTGGAAGCTGCAGCCAGAGCGTAGCAACGAGACCGAGTGTTAGGTCCGGCGACGTTGTCGGGGTTAGCGCGAACGGCTCGCTGGAGAGCGCGGATGTCAGCCGGTCCGGAGGGAGCACTGGGCTCCTCAGAGTCGGAGTAAGCAGGTCGAATCACATAAGCAATGGAGTGATTGCGAACGCGGCGCCACACACCATTACCCGCCGACTGAGAACCATAGTCACCAGAAGAAGTGTTACCTTCGATTGTTTGGAGAGTCCCGCCACCAAGGTTCTTCTCAACGAATCCGACGTGATCCGTACCGCCTCCGTCCCAGTTGTAGATGACGACATCTCCTGGCTGGGCGTCGTAAACCGATACGAAGTAAGCTTCGGGGTGCTTGCGGACCTGGTTGACGGTGTAGTCAGTGTTAAAGGAGAAACCTCCAATAGCGTCAATCTGCCCGCACTCGTCCAGACACATGCTGACGAAGAGCATGCACCACCAAACAGAGTCGGACGGTCCAGCAAGCCACTGCTGACCAGATCGTTCGGCCCAGTATCGTCCAGCTTCGGATCCGGGCTGAGGGTCGTCTGGTGCATAGTATCCAATCCTCGAGGCTGCTCGAGCGAGGACCTGCTGTGCTACGCTCACTTCATCACCTCCGTGGTCTGGGACACATGAATGTCCTTGTCTTCCATCGGGTCAGTACCGATATGCGCCTGGGGGGCGAGAGCCTCTTCGGGGAAGACGTACTCAACCCCCTCGTCATGAGTGATCATTGGTTATCCCTTCGAACCAAGCTTAGCTCGCCTGGCTCTGTTGAGTTCCCGGTTCCGTTCCATAATCTCGGACTGGGACATCTTTTTATCGGGCTGATTCTTTTGGTTACAGACCCGAATGAGTGTGAGTAGTCGGTTGATGTGCCAATTCTCACACTCGAATGGGATCTGACAAGCGATCATCCAGTAGTAGATTAGTTCGGAGGATGTGTACTCTCCAGATCCAGAGTTGCCACCCGTCTCACGGACGGTGGTTGCGGTCATCGTATCGGCCATGTAGGCACTGATACGCTCGACCTCAGATGGGGGGATCCTATCCAGGAGCGACGGGTCGTATTCTTCATCAGTGATCATACACTTGATGTAGAGGGCCATTTCCTCAGGGGTAACTTTGTCGTTACCGATGAGGTGCTTATGGGTTATTGACTCCCATTTTGACAGCGCGACCAAGTTGTGCTCCAGGTGTAGGACTCCGCCAGGCATGGAGACGAAAGTTCCAGTCGCCTCGTCGAACCCGTCGAGATCCGGGATAGAAACTATAAGCATTGCAGGCACCGAGGGCCCAGGAGTCTAGGTCTCTGAGCCCCCGGTGTGGTATATCAGCCTGCGAAGTGGGCCTTGATCTCGTCCGGCAGGAGCAGCTTGGGCTCCAGGGCAGCACCGCCGTCCTTACCGAAGAGCTTCTCCTCGAGCGCCTTCAGCTTGCCAGCGTCGACGTCGAGAGACGAGATGGTCAGCAGAGAAGTGGGCTTCGCACCGGACACATTGACCGGAGTGGTCGACAGCTCCCACGAGAACGAGATCGCCTCGGGAGAGTCGTTGACGGTCTTGTAGCCCTTCTCGGAAGGGGAGGCCTTGCAGCCGTACAGGAAGTGGAGCTTGTAGCCCTTGTCCTGACCGGCCACGTCATCACCAATCTTGGTGCGGTAGACCAGACCGAAAGAGAGTCGATCCTGCTGACCGATCTTGACACCCTTAGTCAGAGTGGCAGAACCGTCGCAAGCCTCGAACTCGTCAGGGTAGGTGTAGGCCTCGATGGTGGCCTTCAGCTTCTCAGCCGAGAGCATCGAGAGGTACAGAATGTTGTCGGCGTAGAGGTCAGTAGCCTCAGCGCCCTCGGGCTTCTCGGAGATGGCGGTGATACCATTCCAAGCAACGCCGGTGCCGTAGGTCTTGGTGGCGGGGTTGTACACATAAAGTGCACAGTGGTCGACACCAGTCTCAATACGGCGTTCACCAGTCTTGTCCCAGACAAGTGCAGCCATGTTATCTCCTAATAGTAGACGTCGAAGATGTCGTGATAGAGGTTATCCGCTACGAGTCGAGACTCATGGCGGCTGAACAAAAGGTCCTCGATCTTCGTTCGTGTCGGGTCCTCGGGATGCCGGGCAATCAGAGTAACCTGGAACCGGTTTGCTTTGATATACTTGAGGTTGT